TGACAATGATGTTCCGCAATTTTACCCTCATTCTGCGCCCAATTCAGGACGCGAACGGCATGAGTGCCTGCCATATCGTGCTGCTTCGGTGAGTGCTTCCAAAGTGCCCGCCAAGCGTTCACTTCGCCACGCGAAGCACGGTCCTCAAAAATGACGATCGGGGCATACTTAAAATGATCAGCGAAACGCAGAACCCATTTACGAATATCTGCCTTGGACCGGTCGCCTTTTGGCATAGCCGTGCTGGACAAGAAGTCGTCTACCACAGCTGGGGTCAAGCAATCGCCCAATTTAGGCAGTGCAGTCGCTGCAGAAAAAGCGTGGTAAAAGGCGGGGTCAGTGGGCTTCTTGCGGTCATCTGACCAAAATTTTGGGCCACCGCGCCAAGCGTAGAAATGCCACCGACTCTTGCCGTTTGTCAGCTTTCGCTGGACGGAGTGAACGCCTTTCGGGAGGTTAGCTCGAGACATGGCTGGCCTTCCATTTTTCAAATGGGGTCATGTCGAGCCGCGCCGCAGCGCCCTTGCAGCTAGCGGTTACCATGAAACGCTTGCCGTCGTCAGCTTCAACAACGATACAAACCTCATCATAGCCTGCCGCCTTCGCTGCCTCGAAAGCGGGAGTGAAATCAGATTTACGGAATGCGGCACTGCGGCGGGTCATTTCGCTGCCTCGTCTTCTAAGAAAGCGTTGGCAATCGTTCGAATAGCTTGGAAAGGTATTTCGCCCGATCGATTTATGACGGTGCTCAACACTCGGTTAAGCCTCTCTTTGGCCTCGGGCGAAGAGAGCCACAGCCGCGCCATCTCACCGCTATCGAGACCATCTTTGTTTTTCTGGAAGCTTTCCCACTGATCCCGTTGAACGAATTCTTGTTCGTAAAAAAACTCTCCCTTGATTACAGCGCTTCCATCATCTGATAGCTTCAGCACCGCAGTCGCCTCATGCTGACCGAGGCGTCTACCATCAATGCAATGTACCAAAAGTTCTTCGAGAGTGTGGTTGCGATCTATCTCAAGTTCATAAGTCGCATCATGCAGCTCCTCTCGAATATCAGCCTTCAAAGCGCCAAAATAGGATACGTCTTGAGCGGCGCGGCTAGGTGACGGTGACGCGGTCAGCGCCAATACTACCCGCGCCGCATCAAGTGATGTGTTTTCAGGAGCATTCACGCCGCGTGCGCCCGTCGTGAAAAGACCTGCCTCGCGAAGAACCCGCACGACAACCTTCACCGTCTTTTCTTCGACGCCAAGGCTATCGGATACGAGTGTGATGAATTTAGCTTGCTTCATACTAAATGCGTATCGCACCTTTAGGTGGAATGTCAATCGTTAATGTCTACCACACCTTTAGGCTTTATAGTGTGCACTCTATCCTGACAGATTGCCGCTTACCACAATCCTGCGAACACCCGAACCTCGGGGTATTCATGTTGTGCGGAAGATGCGCTTGCAGTTGATGCGATGGGGGGGGGACGCAAAAAGAGTGCGGTGGGAAATAAGGGTGATGTTCGCGCGAAGCGTTCTTTCAACATTGTCAGACGCTCTTGATTAAGGTATCAATATTTAATGTTGATATTAGATAAATGCTGACTGCGTCAATAGAAAATGTTGAAAATGTCACCAGCACAATGCAGAGCTGCTCGCGCCTTGCTCGGAATGACACAGTCAGAGCTGGCTGGGGCATCCGGGTTTGGCCTATCCACTATCGTCGATTTTGAGAAAGAAAGACGAGCTGTTTCAATGGTTGCACAGAGCCGTATAAAAGAAGCTCTTGAGAGTGCTGGAATACATTTCATAAATAAGAACGGTCATGGGGAAGGCGTTAGATTGGAAAATTCAGATGACTGATTCCTTAATTTCGTATTTATCATCAGATTTTGTCCAAGCAGTAGCTGTCGTCATTCTTACCGCTTTAGTTGGGAGGCTTTTTACAGCAAAGGGTCGGCTGATCTGGTCTGTTTCTCATCAATACCATTACTCCATGCCAAGAATTGATGAAAAAGGTCGATTTCCCGTCAGAACTCAACAAATTTGGATTAGAAATTATGGTCGCGCACCTCTAGAGGATATCGAGATCCTTCTCAATTACCCGCCTCAGCACCTTGAAATCTGGGCTCCTAGAGAATATGAGACCAAGACTATAACCGACAACAGACTAATCGTTAAGGTGCCAAACCTCGCAGGCAACGAGTTCTTCACAATTTCTATGCTTGATACGTTTGGTGAATTACCTGCTATCCTAAGCGTTCGTTCAAAATCGGGCCTTAGCACATTTTTCAATATGGCACCCCAAATACAATTTTCGCCCTGGATCAAGTATTTGATCTGGGCGCTGATCATAGTCGGTGCTGGCACTATTCTGTATTTCATTATTACCTTTCTAATTACGCTACTCACTCCAATAGGTTGATACCTATCAAGCCGCATTGTCTCCTTCACCCCAATTGACCAGAGTAAGTGCTGTGTTCATCTCTGGCTCTGTCAGGCCAGCGGCTTTCGCTTCGGCCATCGTCTTTATGATTGCTGAGAGGGCGCGGGCGCGGCCACCGACGTCATAGGCTTGGACCGGGCGCATGGTGTCGATCATGACATCAGACCCCAGCTTTGCCGTCGCTTCCTCTGACAGGAGCATAGCGATCGGCTGCAGGGTCCACCCGGCAAGGTGCCTCTGCGCCTCTCGCACAACTGGACCTGTCGTCGCCTGATTGAACAGGGCGGGCAGAACACCAAAGGCCGACATAATGCCGCTACGCGCCGCCGTCAGCGTTTCAGCCGTCATCGACTTCGACAGATCGGGCGACAGCTGATCAGACTTTTGCCCTATCTGCGGGTTCATCCCTGCCGCAGTCGCCTGTGCCACGCCCTCAATGACCAGCGTGGAACCACGCCGACCCCGGAACGCTGCCCGCATGGTTGCCATGTCATCCGCCCCGGTGTCTGGCAGCGGCACGATTAGACTGCCCAAAGGCGCATTGGCAAACGTCTCTGACAGTGCCGTTTCCAGCGTATGCAACAGCCCGCCTGTCAGGCTCGATCGGCGCAACGGAGCAGTGCCAACCCACGGCGATGCAGGATCAGCCCCGATACGCAGGTGAATGACCTCTGCCGCAAGGGCTGTGACCGTGCGGATCGCACCCGCTTCTGGGATAGTCAGGCGGTAGGCGCGGGGTTCGCCGTCGCGAGTTGTCAAATTCCAGTCGGTCGCAGGGATCAGGCCACGATCACCGATCAGGAAAACCGCCTCGCCATTCAGAGCCACCGATCGGGCGGCAAGGGCAAGGCTGCGCCGGGTTAGAATGTCTGTGCCTTGCACGTCTGCCAAGGCGAATGCCCCTTCCCACAGACTGACGCAGGACTGCACCGTCGAGGTCAGTTCTGCGATGCCATGCCGCGACGAAAGAAAGCTATCTCGCGCCGCCATCATCTGCCCGGTGTAACCCGCCGCGCTGGCACGGGTTTCCATCGGTTGCAGCTTATTCATTAGCCATTTGATCATAGTGTTACCTCCACCGTGTCGAGTGAGCGTAGGCGGCGACACGCTGGACAACCTCGCCCACGGGTTGCCAGTTGCGAGCCTCGATCTGCGCTTCGGGATACGCCGGACGGGTCACTGTCGAGATTTCGAACAGCTCGGCCGACGCGATCGTGCGCAAGATGCCCGCGCCGCGCCGTTCGATCCGTTCACCACCGCGCGGGACACGAAAGCCCGGTGACACGCCCCGGATCAGGCCAGAACCGTGCGCCGCCAGAAAGTCACGCGCCCAGCTTGTGCCGCCGTCGATTTCGGCTTCGATGACAAGGGCTTCATCCGTGTCGGTGAGCGACATGTTTCCAGCCGATCGAGAAGCCAGCGGGCGATTGAAGTCATGCCCCGCTAGCAGGTGGATTTCTTCACCGCGTTCGATCCGATCGCGGAATGCGCGGGGGGCGATCACCTCTAGCCGCCCCGCCGCGATTTCCGTTTCCCTGCCATAAGGGAAACGGGCCGTCAGGCGGGTTGCCCCGCCCTCCGACCGCAGCTCAAGGCTGCCGTTGTGACTGCCCCAAAGCATCAGACGCCTCCGATCCCGGTCAGGATGCGGGTTTGCAGGCCCCGTGGTACGGTAAAGTCCGCGGTGACAAGACCGGTCAGGACAAGCGCCCCGCTGCCCGCCTTCGTGTAGGGGTCGCGGATCAGATCCACGGCACCGTAGATCCCCAGATAGCCGGGGGCCACGCCCTGCACATTGGCCGTCATGATCGCCGCGCCAGTCGGGATCACGTTGGTGATCGCGGGCGTGCCAACGTGCTTGGTCAGCCGGTCCCATTCCGATACCGCAGTGCCGGTGATCAGGGCTTCGTCCAGCTCGGCCCAGATTTCCGGATCAAAGCCAAGATTGACCTGACTGGCAGATGTGATTGCGTTGTCCTGCATGAATGCCACGATCTGCGCACGGAATGCCGACCAGCTCGCCGCTGCATCGACAGGCGTGACCGTGATGCCATAGGTTGCAGCGCCGGGGATCATGCCCAAAGGCTGACCAGCTGAGCCGCTGCCGTTGATCACGACGCGGTCAAGCTCGGCACCGATTACCGCGTTCAGATCACGGCGGATCGCGCTTTCCAGACCGTCGCCCGCTTGTTTCAGAGCCTTGCGGCTGATCACCATCTGCGCACCGCCAGTGTGGTCAGGGTTCAGGCTGCGCTCCGTGGTCGCAAACTTCTGCGCTGCGCCGATGTTGCCCAGCTCGTCAGTCTGCCAGCCGAACACCGCGCCTGACGTCGCGACCGGGAAGGCCAGCTCGCCGGACGTGATGTTGATGTTCTGGACGCCCAGCTGCGCCGCAACGCTACCGGGGAACAGCCGATCGATGATCGGACGGATGGCTCGGGGATTGACCTGATCTTCCGCCAGCGTTTCACCTGCGCGGGTTTCCAAAGCGGCAAGCGGAATCGGAATGCCTTGATATCCTCCGGCCTGCCGCAGCTCGTCCACAATCTCTTTCGTGGCACCGGACAGGGCGCGGCCTTCGTCCAGAGCAAAGGCCACCTGCCGCAGCTCAAACCGACCGACCAGATCCTGCCATTCACGATCGGAGCGGGTTTCCAGTTCGTCACCGGCTTCGCGGCGTTCGGTGTCTTCCGTGATCAGAGCTGCTCGGTAACGGGTCTCATTGGAACGGTATTCACCGTCCATGGTGCCCATCTGGCGAGTTTCGTCTTCGGTCGGAGTTTCCTTGCCTACCAGCTCGGCAAGAGCCTGTCGGATTTCCGACTGACGGCGGGCGATTTTCACGGATTCCAGCATGATATTTCCTTATTTTGCGGGAGTAGGTTGTGCTGCCAGAGTGGCAACGGCGTTTGCCCAAGCGTCACGCTCGGGCGATTGGATCGGTGCGGGATGACCGCATTCGATCCGGGTCTTACGGGTGTGGCAGGGTCTGCAAAGCGATTGCAGATTGCTGGGGGCATAAGACAAGTCCGGGTGCGTCCGGACAGGCTTGACGTGATCGACTTCGAGCCGACCAGCGCAGCCGCATGAACAGCAGCGAAACTTGTCACGCTCGAGGATTACCATCCGCAGCACCTTCCAGCGCTTCGTGCGGGTGACTTTCTTGGAATGCCGGGGGTGTTGTCTGCGAATACCTTCCATCACGCCACCGACGCAGTGCAGGTGATTTCCAGAAAGGTCAGACGCCCGCCCACTTGCTTGATCCCGACAATGCCGAAGGTCTGCCCCTCGCAAGTCAGGCGATCAGTTCGCAGGATGCCGCGTGTGAATGTGGATGACCGGACGGTGAAGCGCGTCGACAGAACGGCTTGGATAGTCGACGCCGTAAACTTTTCGGCGTCGGATATGTCACGCCGCTCGGCAAATACTACGTCGCCCAGAGGCTCGAACGGACCCGGACGGGTCGTAAATCCATCGTCGATCATTTCGGCCCGCAGGAATTGCACCCGGCGGTCCAGTTGTGTTGCACTCATGCCCATGTGACACGCTCCTTGCGCTGCGGTGCCGCCTTCATTCGCGCACCTTGTGCAACTGCCAGCACCGTTGCTGCCGCAGCATCGATCCGGCCCAGCGAACGGCCTTTGCCAAGCTTCGCGTTGCCCGCAATGTCGATGAAGGTCACCGCGTCAGAGAATGCGAAACGCAGCAGCAGCGACGGCACTGCTTTGATTTCGCCATCGAACAATGCGCGGCGGAATCGCTCGATATCTTCGGAGCCGTCCTTCCAGCCAAAGCCGCGCCAGATGAACGGCACCCGGCCCATCCCCGCACTGGACAATGCCTCTACGAATTCGGCATGGCGGAACCGATCGCCAACGATGCAGGCAGGCTGAATTCCGT